ATTTGAGTTTCGTATCTCAAAGTGTAGGGGTAACTACATTGGGTATCGTTGGTGAGACTTTAAAAGGTCCCGCTTTTGAACCAATATTTATCCGTAACTTTGACGAATTCTCAACTTTCTTCGGAGAAAGCTCACCTGAGAAATTTGTAAACACCCAAATTCCTAAATATGAAGCAGCGTATATCGCTAAATCTTATTTACAACAATCAAACCAATTGTTTGTAACAAGAGTATTAGGTCTTTCGGGTTATGACGCAGGACCTTCTTGGTCTATCGTTACAAAAGCAAATGTTGACCCATCAACAATTGATAGAGTTTGTATAACAACCGCAACAACTAATTGTGATATTATTTGTGTTGATTATCAAGATACTGATTTCTTAATTCCTTTCACAGGTTGTACAACATCAACAGATAGTATAAGTTTTGATTTAACACAATTCCCACCTTCATTATTATCTAAGTTAAATTTACCGTTCCAACAATTTAATGGTGATGTTAGTACTATTAATAATTACATGGAATCACAAGTATTTAATGTTATTTTAACACCAAGTACTTCAGGTAGTTCAATTTATTATTATGGTGCAACACCAGGAACTTTTTATAGTGCAAACACGGCTAATGGGTATTCTTCAAGAACTGACGTGTTTGAAGTTAGTAATATGAATTCAGATTTAATTAATTATTCTGATACATCTAATGACGCTTGGTATTATGCAATGTTTGATAATATTGGTGGTGGTCAATACACAGGGTCATCTTTTTATAATTACATAACAGGTTTAACTGAAACATCAAGTTCATCAAATTGTGCAACACTTTACAATTTTGGGATTTATGGTCACGTAACTAGTGGTAAAACTGTAACAGGATTTGAAGGTAATAATTATTCTAACGGAACTAACATACCTACAACAACCCTAACGGGCCAAGGTTCAGGATTAACTTTAGATATTTTAACTGATGGTAATGGAATTACAGGTGTAACTATTAATAAAGCAGGTTCAGGTTATGATTTAGGTGATACTGTTATTGTTTCACAACCTGGTAGTGATGATGATGCTGTTGTTGTTATCTCAGGGATATCATCAACATCGGGTTGTATTAACTATAATACAAAAAATATTAAGGTAACATTACCTAATAATGTTATTTTCACAGGAAATACATTACTAACACCTTATTTTAGTTCTTGTACTTCAAATGTTAAAGTAGGTAACGTTACTCAAGTAAGTAAGTTATCAGCAACAACATTCTCAGCAAATTGTACAACTTACACTGTAACATCTGACGATAATAGTGAGGTAACAAATTGGAATGTTTGTGTTGATTATGAAGATGTTTGTAATCCATCAACAACATGTAATGTTGGTGTTCCTGATGAAGGTAAAATTACAAAATGTTATTCAGGAACTGTTGTTGGTAAACAAGTAGAATATGTTGGTGAATCATATAAAGATTTTGACGATTTAGTTGTTGCAACGTTCCGTTCAAGAGGTTTAGCAACTTATGGTTCAGATGATGGTGCGGTATATGAAGTATCAGGTTTAACTCACGTTAAATTAGACATGTCAGGTGTATATTCAGGTGTAACTAAAAACCCATTCTCAACGTTTGTGATTAAGGCAACAGGTAGAACAGGAACTAATTATTCATTTGAAACATCACTTTCTAATTCCGATTCAAGATACATTAGTAAAATATTTGGAGCAAGTAATTTCTCAAAAGATAGAGTATCAGTTCCATTATTTGTTGAAGAAAGATACCAAACATTGTTAAATTATGGTTGGAGAAAAGGATATGTTAGAGGTTTATCAACTGAATTGGTTGCATTACCTGACGCTAGACAAAGTTCAGACCCATCATCAATTGGTTTCTATTTAGAAAAATATCAAACACCTGAAACTCCTTGGTTAGTTTCTGAGTTAAGAGGTAATAAAGTTTATAACTTATTTAAATTTATCACAATATCTGACGGTACTGCAGCAAATACTGAAGTTAAAGTTTCAATCGCAAATATCTCATTTAATAACGGAACATTCGATATTTTAGTTAGAGATTTCTTCGACACTGATTCTGCACCACAAGTTATTGAGAAATTCACAAATTGTTCATTAAACCCTAATGAAAATAACTATGTAGCTAAAAAAGTAGGAACGTTAGATGGTGAATATCAATTAAACTCAAAATACATTATGGTTGAGGTTAATTATGAAGCACCTATAGATGCGTTACCTTGTGGTTTTGAAGGTTACCAAACAAGAACTTATAGTGGATACCGTTCACCATACCCATTATTTAAAACTAAATATGACTATCCTGGTGAAATAACTTATAATCCACCTTTCGGTTTATCATCAGGTGCTGACAACCCTAGAGTAAGTTCAGGAGATAATGTTAGAAGAACTTATTTAGGTATTTCAGATACATTAGGTTATGATATTGATTTCTTACTATACAAAGGAAAACAATTACCGTTAAATATTTGTGATGCACAAACAGGTCCGGCTTGGGGAACTAAAACAAAAGGATTCCATATGGATAAGAGAGCTTCAGGAATTACATTTAACAATGTTAATTATGAAAAAGTTCTTGACCCTGAAAATCCGACTAAATACATAATGTCAGCAATTACAGTTGTTACACCAAAATTCTTTGTAGGTTCAGGTGACTTTAGTTCTGACCCAACAGATGAGAATAATCCATATTACAAATTATTCGCACGTAAATTCACATTATCTTTCCAAGGTGGATTTGATGGTTGGGATATCTATAGAGAGTCAAGAACTAACACTGACAGATACGGATTAGGTAAAACAGGTTATTTAAAAGGTGCTTGTCCTGATTTCAGATATCCAAATGCAACAGGATGGGGTGCGTTTAAACAAATATCAATTGATGGTGATACTTCAGTTGAATGGGCTAACACCGACTATTACGCGTACTTGTTAGGTCAAAGAACATTCTCTAACCCTGAAGCGGTTAACATTAACGTGTTTGTTACTCCGGGTATTGATTACAATAACAACTCAAACTTAGTTGAATATGCAATTGATATGATTGAAAATGATAGAGCTGACTCTATCTATATCACAACAACACCGGATTATCAAATGTTTACATCAGTTGTTGGTGACCCTGCGGATATTATCTACCCACAAGAGGCGGTTGATATTCTTGAAGGAACAGGAATTGATTCTAACTACACTGCAACTTATTACCCTTGGGTATTAACAAGAGATAGTGTTAATAACACACAAATTTACTTACCACCAACCGCTGAGGTTACAAGAAACTTAGCGTTAACCGATAACATCGCGTTCCCTTGGTTCGCAGCGGCAGGTTATACAAGAGGTATTGTAAATGCGATTAAAGCACGTAAGAAGTTAACACAAGAAGATAGAGACATTCTATACAAAGGTAGAATTAATCCAATCGCAACTTTCTCAGATGTTGGTACAGTAATTTGGGGTAACAAAACTCTTCAAATTAGAGAGTCGGCATTAGACAGAATAAATGTAAGAAGATTGTTATTACAAGCTCGTAAATTGATTTCAGCGGTTTCAGTGAGATTGTTGTTCGAACAAAACGACCAAAAAGTAAGACAAGATTTCTTAGATGCGGTTAACCCTATCTTAGATGCTATCAGAAGAGACAGAGGTCTTTATGATTTCCGAGTTACAGTTTCATCAGACACTGCTGATTTAGATAGAAATCAAATGACAGGTAAGATTTACATTAAACCAACTAAATCTTTAGAGTTCATTGATATCACATTCTACATCACACCGACAGGAGCATCGTTTGAAAACATATAACAAACAACTCTAAAATAAAAAGGGAGACAAGTTCTCCCTTTTTTTTATATAATAATATTTATAGGTATGAGTAATAGAAATTTAATTAAAAAAATTTTAAAAGAGGTTGCTGAAGAAAGAAATTTAAGATTATACGCCTTAGATTGGGATGATAATATTTTAGGTATGCCAACCAAAATATATTTGGCCGATGAGGATGGTAATTCAATTGGAATGCCAACAGACCATTTTGCTGAATATAGACATTTAATAGGTAAAGAACCTTTCGAATATGAGGGGTCAACAATAGTTGGGTTTGATAAAGACCCATTTAGAGATTTTGTTCATCCTGAAACATTTTTAAGTGACACTATTAAAGCGGTGAAAAGAAATAAATTTTCCCCAAGTTTTGAGAAATTCAAAGAAACCTTAATATACGCTAATCCATTTTCAATTATTACTGCAAGAGGTCATAGTCCAAAAGTAATTAAAAAAGGTGTTAAATTATTTATAAACATAGCATTAACACCTGAAGAAAAACGAGAAATGATTTATAATATTAAAGATGTTTTGGATTTCGAAGAAATAGGTGGTTACTACAAAACAGGTGATTTAGACGATTCTCAATTGATTGACGTGTATTTAGATGAAAAAGGTGAGTACTATCCTGTATCGTCAAAAGAATTCGGTCAGAGGTTTAAATTAGACTCAAGTAAAGGTGCGTCTAGTCCTGAACATAATAAGAAATTGGCATTATCAGACTTTTTAGACCAAGTATATTATAAGGTAGGAAAATTAATTGATAGTGGTAAATATGGTTCAGTCTCTTTAGGATTTTCTGACGATGACATTAGTAATGTTAGAAGTATGGTTCAACATATAGAAGATGAACTTTCAAGAGTTTATCCTGAAATACATTTTGTTGTCAAAGACACTTCTGAAGGTGGTATGAAAAAAATTGTAATAACTAGACTTAACAATGAGGCAGACTCTGAGTCTTTATTAGAAAATTATATGATTAATAAAATATTAAGTTATTTATAATTAATAATAATATAAAATATTAAACTAGAATATTTATAACTAGATTACTAGAATAGTAAAAATAAAAAAAATAAAAGTCAATAGAAAAAATTTCAAAGACTATTTATTATAAAAATAAACATAAAAAATTAAAAAAAAGATAAGATGGCTGATTTATTAATGAAAATGCCCGTTCCATATGAACCTAAAAGACAGAACCGATTTATTTTAAGATTTGATTCAACTTTGGGTATTAATGAGTGGTTCGTGGAAAGTACATCGAGACCAAAATTAACAGTTAACTCAACTGAGATTCAGTTTTTAAATACTTCAACATATGTTGCAGGTCGTTTTACTTGGGGTGAAATTAATGTTAAATTTAGAGACCCGATTGGACCTTCAGCATCACAAGCGTTGATGGAATGGGTTCGTTTATGTGCGGAATCTGTTACAGGTCGTATGGGTTATGCTGCGGGTTACAAAAAAAATATTGATTTAGAATTGTTAGACCCAACAGGTGTTGTTGTTGAGAAATGGATTTTAGAAGGTGCTTGGTTAAGTAGTGTTGACTTTGGTTCTTTATCATACTCTCAAGATGCGATTGCTGATATATCGGCAACGTTGAGACCTGACCGTTGTATATTAGTTTACTAAAATAAAAATAATAATATTTTAAATCCACGTAATTTGGTTTGCGTGGGTTTTTTTATTTAATAAAATATAAAGTCAACTATATTTAAAAAAAAAGATAAATTATGGATGAACAATTATTACAAGCGGCCACTGAAAATTTTACATTACCACATGATATTGTAAAATTACCTACAAAAGGGGTGTTTTATAAAAACAAAAAAAATGCAGTTAAAGTAGGGTATTTAACGGCTCAAGATGAAAACTTTTTAATGAGTGATGGTTCAAGGGATAATTTAGTTATCACATTATTAAGGAATAAATTATATGAACACGATTTAAGACCTGATGAATTAATTGAACCTGACATTGAAGCTATTTTGATTTTTTTAAGGAATACATCATTTGGTACTGAATATAATATTAAATTAGTAGACCCAAAAACAAGTAAAGTTTTTGAACACGTTGAACATTTGGATGTTTTAAAGATTCAAGAAACTGAAATAAAACCTGATGACAATGGGGTGTTTGTTACTACATTACCCAAAACAAACTCAACAGTTAAATTAAAACCTATTAGTTTTAGTGAAAGTTTAGAATTAAATAAATTAAGTGAATCCTATCCAAAAGGGAGAGTTGCACCAATAGTAACTAGTCGATTATTAAAAGAAATACTTTCTGTTGATGAAAATACTGATAAAGCTTTTATTGCTAAATTTATTGAACAATTACCAATATCCGATTCAAAATATATTCGAAAGTTTTTAAATGAAAATGTTCCTAAATTGGATTTAACAAGACAAACTATAGCCCCGTCAGGAGAATTGGTTACGTTTAACGTATCCTTTGGGGCTGAGTTTTTTCGCCCTTTCTTCTGATTATAGAAAAATAATTAATGATGAATATTATATATTGGCAAAAATTTTAAGAACTCAATATAGTGAATTTTTAAAAATGCCGACTTATGTTAGGAAATATATGATAAACAAAATAATTGATGATGCTACACCAAAGGAAAATTAACCTTTGGTGTATTTATTTTATATAGTATAATGTTATGAGTATTGAAGGAAATGATGTTTCAGGGTTAGGTTCACAATCACTTAATGAATCTAGAAGTTTATTAGGGAAGAGTGTTGATGTTATGGGAACCGCTGTAAATGCGTCAGAAAACGCGTATCATAGAATCGCAAATACAAGTGGTTTAATTCGACAAGATGCCGTTAAAGTTAAATCATCAGTAAATGATGCGTTTGTAAGTATATCAAGACTTGGTGGTAGTTATAACGATGCGATGTCAACTTTAGAGGGTTATATGGCGGCGTCTAATAGGACTGCTATGTTACAAGATAAAACCCTAACAAAACTATTCTCAACCGCTAAAGTGGGTGGTTTGGAGTTACAATCTTTACCAAAAAACTTTATAGAGGCGGGTTTTAGTATTGAAGGTGCAGGTGCTGAAATGGAGAAAGCGTTTGATGTTGCACGAAAAACAGGAACCTTATTATCTACTGTATCACAAACAGTTGCATCGAATTTAAAAGAATTAGATACTCACAATTTTAAAGGTGGTGTTGAAGGTTTAGCCAAAATGGCGGCGACTTCAGCAACATTACGTGTTAATTTAAGTCAAGTTATGCAAGCGGTTGACAGTGCGATGAACCCTGAAGGTGCTATTGAAATGGCGGCGGCATTACAACGTTTAGGTGTTACACAAAGTGAATTGTTAGACCCAACTAGTTTGATGAATATGTCGATGAATAGTCCTGAAGACTTTCAACAATCATTGGCTGACTTGGCGGAATCTATGATGGAAGTTGATGCTGCGGGTAATATTAAAGTTATGCCGGGTGAAAAACTTAGAATTCAAGAGATTGCGAAATCTGTTAATATGTCAACTGAGGAATTTATCAAAATGGGTAAAGCGTCTAAAGAATTGGATTATAAATTAAAAATGATTGAATTCCCTGATTTTATTAATGAAGAACAGAAAACATTGTTAACAAATATTTCCGAAATGCAAAACGGGAAAATGATGATTAATGTTGACGGTCAATTTAAAGATTTAAATGAAACGTTACAGGGAATTTCTAATAAGGAGGAGTTTGATAAGTTAATTAAGTCAACTGAAAAAATGACATCTGAAGAGATTTTATTAGAACAATTAACTTACTTAAAAAGAATTGCGGGTGAAAGAACATCATTAACATTTAGAGCACCAATGGCGGTTGCGTCAAGTAAAACTACTGAAACAGTAATGGGGGCTGAAACTGATATTAAAACCGCAATTATGGGTGTTTTTAATGACGCTATTGATGTGAAAGATTTAAGGGCAGGAATAGATGAAAACATTGGTGGTATATTGACACAGATGAGTAAATTAACTTCAGGTGAAGGTAGTTGGGAAGATGTTTTGGGTTCATTTAAAACCGCTTACGGTAATGTTGAAAAAAGTGTGGAAAACACGTATAATAAAATTATTGAATTAGGTAGTGATGCTGAAACTAAATTATTATCATCAGGAAATGAATTAACTAAAGGTATTATTGCGTTAATTAAAAAAGCCGGAGCTACACAAAATATTGATTTTAGTCCTAATTCAAATGTAAATCCTAATGAAGCAACTCTGAGTAGTTTAGGTAGTATTGGAGCTAACGTGACAGAAACATCTGATAATACTGGTATTAATGATATTATATCTGAATTAGGTGGAGTACAAACGGCTACTGTGAATAATACTAAATTAACACAACAGACAACTGACGTTTTAAATAAGTTAGAGACTCAATTAAACACATCAAATGATACTGAAACAATTAAAAAGTTAGTTAATGAAGGGTTAATAAAACAACAAAATGGTAATTATACTGTTGATGTGAATGTTAATTTATTACCTAATCAACAACTTGACCAAAATACTTTAAAACAATTTGAACAAGCATTAAAAACTGACACAGGATTAAAAGAAGCGGTTACTAAAGCGGTTAAAGAAATCAATAGTAATTTTGGACTCCAAAATAAATAAAAAAGTATAAACACATCTATTTATTAAATAAAAAAAGATATGCCAAACAGTACACTTTCATTTGTCTCATCTTCATCTTTTAGAGATAAGTTAATGGCTAAAAATTTATCCATTTATACTGTTACGGGGTTTAATGGCGTAATAACTAAAGCGTCACCACCACTAAATTATGAAACTACTTTAACTGAAAGTGTTGTTGTTGATTCCCCAAATAATTTAATATCAAACAGTCCATATCCTGATACTTTTTATCCTTTAAATGAGTTTGGACCTGATGGTGGTTATGATGTAAGTAAATCTTTAATTGGGGGTCAACTATTACCTATCACACCTAATCAAGGTGAATATTCACCAAATCAAAGCCCATTATTATTAGGTAGTAAATTATATTTACAAATTCAGGTGTCATCACCGAGTATTCAAAATATATTCATACCAATGAATGGTTATACACAATCTAAAGATATTGTGGACGTTCAAATTAATAATCATTTTTTCTTACCATACATTTATGATAAAACATTAACACCTGCAAATTTTGTATCTTCAATATATACACCATTTGATGTTTTAGTTAATGTAAACCCTACGGGTAATAATGGACCATTATCTAATGATTCTTACATGGCGAAAATCGCTATGAAATCGTTAAAATCATTACTTAAAAAACGTATTGATGATGAAATATATCAAAATACTATTGGTTTAGTTAATTTACAATCATTATCTGACCCTTTTGAAGCTAGTCTACTTGTGTCAGGTAAAGAACCGTTAATTTATCGTAATTGGAGAATTACAGTTCCTGAGTCACCTGTAACCGCGGCTTTTGATTTTGCAACAAGATTATCAGGTGCTTATTGGCCTGTATCCATGATACCGGGTGATTATTTTGATGAAAATACTCAAGCTGGTTTACAAACTAATCAAACATCAATAGCGTTAAGTGTTGCGAATCAATTAACAGGTGGGTTATTAGGTCCTATTTTAAATGTTAAACGTAATCCTTCACAAATATTTTTAGCGAATACAGGTAATGGACAAAGGTCGGTATTATTTAGAAATTTAAATTTCAATAGATATCAACCGGGTTACTTAAAACAATTTGGTGGGATATTAGGTGTTGCACAAGGTGTTTTAAATTTATTTGAAAGTGTTATTAATCCTAACGGAACATTAACCGGTGGGTATTATGTTGGTAATGTTAATGCGGAACCAAGTTCAATAACGTCACCCCCAAATGCAATTCCTGTTAATAATTATGGACAACAAATAAAAACACCTGTTTATGGTCCATCTGAGTTAGGTATATTATATGAAGGAAACCAAGAAAAGTTAAATTTTGGTTTAGCGGGAAAATCATTATCAGATGGTGGTGGTGTTGATGGTGGTTTAGTTTGGGTTTCACCTAAATATAAACAAAAAGCTGGTACTCATGCAACACCGGGTGGTGGAAATGGAAGTACTGACGAAGAATTTTTTCAAATAAAAAGTCAATATCAAAAGGCTGAGTCAACAAATATTGATTTTAAAGAAAACTCATTATTAGATAATACTCAAAAATTAATTGATTCTGCGGATAATGTTTCAGGTCTTAGTAGATTAAAACATGTTGGTAATGCAATTAATCAAGTTAGTAAAGTTTTCCATGACGGATATAAAGAGATGACCAAAGGTTCTATGGTTTTATCTTACAAAGATTTTACAGATGGAAGTGACGCTGGTATAGAATATTGTCGTGTATTTACTAAAGATACTCCATATTATACTTATGGTGATTTACAAAAAACTGATGGTATCACAACATCAGGACGAAGATTTTCATATTCGGTTTTTGATAATACATATAATTTAAATATCGCACCATTAAGAGGTGAGGATTCAACAAATATTATATCAAATGACCCAAATGGAAAAGGTGGGTATGTTAAAAAATATATGTTCTCAATAGAGAATTTAGCTTGGAGAACTTCGAGTAAGCCTGGTTTTAGGTATGATGATTTACCTGTATGTGAAAAAGGACCTAATGGTGGGCGTATTATGTGGTTCCCTCCATATGGGTTAACGTTTAATGATTCAAGTACTGCTGATTGGAACCCAACAACATTTTTAGGGAGACCTGAACCAATTTATACTTATAAAAGTACAAGTAGAACAGGTTCATTATCTTGGAAAATAATTGTTGACCATCCTTCAGTTATGAATACTATAATAGAAAAACAGATGAAGTCAGCATCAAAACCACGAATTGATTCTATAATTGATTCTTTTTTTGCTGGATGTGTTAAATATGATATATATGAATTAGCCGCTAAATTTAATACATTACCTGTTAGTGATTTATATACTTATCAAGAAATTTTGAGTAATCCACAACTAACGGATGAAGAAACTTTAGGTCAAATAATAAGTGAAATACCTAAAACCAATTCAGCTAATGCTGGAAGTGCTGCATCTTCTATTAGTAATAATAATGAAACTAAAGAAGAAGGTCCTGACCCTTCTATTAAAGAATTTGAAGATAATTATTTAGATTTTGCGTTTTACTTTGAAAATGATATACCTTATGGTAATCCTAAAGGAAGTGTAACAAGTAGTGATAACTATGAGGAGTTGTATAACACATATACAGGTGAGGTTAGAAAAAAAGAATATAAGGTAAAATCTGAAAGTTTATTTAATAATGGTAATTCTGAAAAAAACACTGACGATTTCTATTCAAATATTATTGAAAATAACTTTAAAAAATTTGCTGGTGGTGAAAAAAACTTTATTACTGACGCTTATGATTTAATGAAAAAAGGTTATACCATTAATTTAGAAATGGAAGGTTCAGCATCGGCAATTGCAAGTGTTACTTATAACCAAAAATTATCTGAAAGACGTATAGATACTATAAGAAACTTTTTTAAAAATAAAAAAATAGGGGAAAAGGGACTTGGTGAATTTATGGATGGTGATAATCCTAAATTTAAAATTGTTTACAAGAAAGGGTCAGGTGAGCAAGCATTTTTACCTAAATATTCAGTTGAAACTGCCGGTAATTCAGTAACTGCGACAACGACAAATTCAGGAACAGGTGGTGACGTAGATTGTACTGTTAATCAAAAACCTGACAAACCTGTTAAAGCGGGTGATAAATCGGCTGAGATATACTCAACAAGTGCGATGGCTTGTCGTAGAGTTAGGGTGAAGAATATAGGTGTTGTTGCAGCTAAAAAAGATGTTACACCAAAAGAGGATGAAAAAAAACAAGTAAGTCCGCCACCAACATCGACTGATGGTAATACTTTAACTACACCAATTAAAAAACCTCAAGTTGAGAAAAGTGTTCAACAAAAAGTTAAAGAAGGTATATCTAAAAAAATATTAAGAAATCTTTTAACCGAGTGTGATTATTTTGATGTTATTAAGGAAACTGACCCAATGGTTTATGATTCAATCAAAGATAGGATAAAATATTTTAATCCAACATTTCACTCAATGACACCTGAAGGGTTAAATGCACGTTTAACTTTTTTAAATCAATGTGTTAGACCTGGTGAAACAATACCTGTTATTGGTAGTAAAGGTGAAATTAAATCACCTGATGCGGTTAATACATCATTTGGTAGTGCTCCTGTGTTAATTCTTAGAATTGGTGACTTTTACAACACTAAAATAATTCCTGATAGTGTTTCGTTTACTTATGACCCGTTAGTGTTTGATATGAACCCGGAAGGTATTGGTTTACAACCTATGATTGCTAATGTTACTCTTGGTTTTAAAATAATTGGTGGTATGGGATTAAAAGAACCTGTTGACCAATTACAAAATGCGTTATCATTTAATTACTATGGTAATACTGAGATTTATGATGAACGAGCAACGGCAACCGAAGATACTTCGGCAATAGATAATATGGTTGTAGAAAAAATTGTTGGTAAACAACCACCGGTTACTGTTAATAACGTTGATAATCAACAAACAAATGATGCTGCAAATACTATTGGTGAGAAAAAAACAACAGTTCCGGTAACAGGGGGTGAAACAGGTGAGATGAGTTACTTACTTATTATGAATAAAGTTTACGATTCAATTAAAACTTATTTTACCTCATCTTTTAATAATTTGGATGAAATAAGAGCTAAAATGAATTACGGTATTTTACAATTAGTTTGTAGTAAAAGAAATTTTAGTACGGGAACAATTTTATCTAATGTAAGTGACACGGCAAAAATAATAGGAAAACCTGACCATCAAGAGTTATTAGATAACTTATTTGAACAAGTTAACAGTGATATTGATGGTGGATTTAATCCGATATTAGAAGATTTAAAGAAAAAAGGGTTTACCGATGAAATAGTTATTAGTGTCATTAAGACAAACATGAAAAAATATATTGAAGATATGTCGTCAACAATTTCAACTGATATTGTTGATGTTGTAAATAAATTAAGTGATTCACAACAAGAATATGTTCAATCGTTACGAAAAGTTAATTTTGTTAATACAAGTAGTGATGGTCAAATTTTAGATAATGGTAGTGTTGTTATATATAACTTAACAGGTAGTTTAACTGAATTACAGGCTGATTATCGAAAAGTGGTTGGTGGGTTAAACGATTATCATGAATTATTGGTTAGTAAAAAAATATTACCACCATCACCATATCCTGATAATGGAAATTTTGAATCTAAGTCGTCAGATTTAATCGGTGTTCAAAATAAAAGATTTTTTATGGTTGTGGGTCGTGCATTTACTGATAAAAATAAAGTAAAAGAATTTATTAATCAAATATTAACACCTAATATTAAAAATACTAAAAAACCTAAAAAGTTAAGTAAAGAATTTGAAAATATTGTTGATAATTATGTGAAAATATATAAGAAAGAAATTAGTGAAGAAGAAAAGATATTTAAAACGTTTAAGGATAGTGCTGATTACAAAAAATATATTGATGGTGTTGATAATGTTTTATATCAAAAAGGAAAACCTAGAATTGTTGCGTTTACAACAGTTCCTGATGCCGCAACTCTACCAACTAAAGAGAATAATCTAAAATATTTGTATAACGGTGACCCTGAAAAAATTCCTGATTTAAAAACTTTTGATGGTAAAGTAAAATTTAATTAATATGGCAAAAAGAAATTATTACAATAGATATAATGACTTTATAATTAACGGACAACAAACTGTTGTGCCTTATGTTAAATTACCGAGTAAGAGTTCAGATAACCGATATATTTACAAAGTTGGTCAATCAAGATTAGATAAAATATCTCAACAATATTACGGTTCACCTTATTTTGGTTGGTTAATATTAATGGCTAATCCAAGTTTTGGTGGACAAGAATGGAATATAAGTGACGGTTCTATCTTGACAATTCCATTTCCTTTAATAGCTTCTTTACAAGATTATAACACTCAATTAGATACTCACTTCTTTTATTATGGTAGATAGCTCAGAAAATATATATGTTGATTTTGATTTTAATAATATAATAATTGTTGACCCAAATAAAGTGGTTGATGAATTTGGTGTTGTTAAAGAACGAAATGTAAAACAAGAAAACTTAGTAATGTATGCTAACTTGGAATGTAAAATGTATCCAAGAACTAAATTAGCATTAGGGGTTGCGGTAAATGATAGTGTTCAAACAGTTTCGGTTGCAAGTATTAATTTTTTAAAAAGTGGTACTGATGACTACTTGTCAAATAAGTATACTGACGAAATTACTGGTAAAGATACTTTGAAAGGTAAAGGTGTTAACCAACCAAATAGAGAAACAATTAAGAACCCAAACATGCCTAACGATTATTATATTAAACAAAATATATTATCTGATGGTAAAATTGGTGCCACTGATACCGGAATGTTAGGTATCACAAGAATTAATATACGACAAGGTTTAGATTTTACACCTGTTTTTGATATTACAATTGAAGATGTGAAAGGTCGTGGATTATTTGAAGCGGGAAATAATTCACCATACGCGGCGTTTTTTAATTTCCCATATCCACTCTTTGAATTAACATTAAAAGGGTTTTATGGTAAAGCGATTAAATATCGTTTAATGTTAAAAACATTTAATGCTAGATTCGATTCAACGACAGGTAATTTTGTGGTTGATTTAAAATTTTTCACATACAAATTTAGTTGTGCTTCAGAAATATTAATGGGTTACTTATTGGCCACTCCGTATATGTATAAATCAACATATTCGTTACAAAGTAGAAATGGTGGTCCATCTAATTTTACAACAGTTGATAATGTTACTACTTATTTAGGGTTTGAGAAAATAAAAGAAGTTTATAATGAATATAAGAGTAAAGGTATTATTCCTAATGATTTCCCTAATTTAACTATTGGTAAATTAAAAAATAATATTGAAAATTTTATTAAAAATACTTTAGATACATTTACAAAACAAAATTTAGACCCGTTAACTAATATTGAAATTTATGAAACTCAAATACTTGAGTTAAGAAAAAAAGTTTATATGGATAGAAAAACCTCTTGGTTTCAAAAATATATGGACAATGAAAATTACTTGGTTTTAAAAAATCCTAATATCGGTAATTTAAAATCAATATTACCTGCAAATGTTAATGGTTTTTTAAATAAAATAGATATCACAAAAGATAAAAAGAAAGATTCTGATATTTTTGTTTTTACATTTAAAGCTGAGATTAAAACACCAAGTGAAAGACAAAATGCTAAAGACCAATTAAAAAATATTATTGAGGAGTATACTAACCTATTACGTAAGAATGAAACGTTAGGTGAAGAGGGTAAATATGTTGTTAGTAATAAAACAACACAATCAAGTGTGAGTATTCCTAATGATTTTAAATATAGTATTTTTGAAAAATCAATAACACCTGATGATATTGATTTTGATAAAACTTATCAAGTTTTAAATAAAACAAAAAAACAACTTACTGATGCTGAAAGAGAAAAATTTGCGGCAGAATTAGAAAAAAAAGGTATCATTAAAAATGATTTAAATTCGACAGTAACATTAAAAAACGGTTCTCCTGAACCTGTTAATGAGTATTTTTTCTATGAGGGTTTAAATAGTTTTTCAGATAGACTTGATAAAATAGATGCTGATGCCAAAAATTGGAGAAAAAAAATTGAGGATGATTTAAGTAAGGCGTTATCGGATGTTTTAAAAAGTGGTGATAAAGGTATTGGTTTTGAACCAACTATAAGAAATGTTTTAGCGATTATATTTGCAAATGGTGAAGCGTTTTTAAGAATGTTGGATGATGTTCATACTAAAGCTTGGGAGGTAAGAGAAGATTCTGATAGAAGGGAGGCCGTGTTAAATAGTTCTGTATCAAGTGCTAGTCCTGATAACTTAACACCTGGATTAGTTCAAGAATCAATAGTTTATCCTTGGCCGACATTTTTAATATCAACATTAGGCCAAGATGGTCATGAAAAGTTCGAGCCAAGATATCCTGGTGATAGTGAAGTAATTAAATTCACTAAAGGTTATAAATATGATGTTTGGCCTGAAATTGAATTTGTTGAAGAATACACTAATGGATTAACCGCTAGAGGTAAATCAGATGATAACCCACCATTTCCTGTGTTTAATGAAATTACTGACGTTAATAGAATATCATTGAACGCAATTGAATTTCCGGTAACTAATGAGGTGTTCTCTAATAAAGAGGAAGTGAAATTTATGTATGAAATATTCGAAAGAATAATGTTTGTTGCAAGTAACTCTAGATTAGTTAGGTTAGGTAAAAACGTTATAGATACGAATGTTATTGCCAATATTATATCTGAAGGTGAAACTATTAATATTAAAGAGAGTTTATCTAATGATAACCCGTTTTTAATTAAAAAATTAGTTAGTTATGCGGTTTCATCAAATAATTTTTTAAATGTGTTAAGACATATTTCAAACCAAGGTGTTGGTGTTAGTTGGCAAAACTATATCCGAGGGATTTATAATACTGTGTATTTAAGAGAACTGAATGAATCTAATAATTTTGCGTTCATTGATGAGGCTGTAATATCGAATCCAATATCTAAACCAATTGTCAGTCTAGCAAATGAAAGCAATTTCAATGAAATATTATATGGGACAACTAGTAATAATATTGATATATTGGATTTACAACCATTTATTGATATAACTTGGGTTAAAAATAAAATACCTGATGGTTATCTTATTTCTGAAATTAAAGATGTTTTTAATACTAGTAAAACAATATCATTTGATACTAAATTAAAAACGTTGACAAATTTTAATACACAACAATTTTTACAACCAATAACTAATTTTGTTCACAAGGGAACTACTAATCCACCAAAACCGGAAGATGAACCTCAATTATCAACTTTTTATAAGAATAGAAAACCTGATAAACAAGCGATAACTGAAGGTGATTTGTCTTATATTGGTTATAGTGGTAATGTTTCGGCAAATCAAACAATATCTATGTTAAACACACCTTACTTTGTTAATTCAATCCAAGAGGGTGTTAAAAATTTTAGAAATTATGAAGAATTCCCATATGTTAGTGCTGCTTATTTATTCTTGAATAGTTTACCGTTAATAACATTTAAAGAAAAATATAAAACATATGAAGGAGGATTTGTTAATGAATTAGATTATATATTCACAACTTTAAAAAAATTCGGAGCAATTCATAAATTACCTTATGCTTGGATTGTTAAAATAGGTTCTATATGGTATCGTTATAAAAAATATGTTAATGATGGTGTTGATATATTAGATAATGTTTGGAAGAGTTTTGATTATGTGACTAATTATGACCCTGTAACAAGTGCTACTACTAAAAATTACACATTAAAAATTGATGGTAGTGTTATTGATTTTATTTTAGAAAAAACAAAGACATTTGGTAATGAAACATCAACAATAATTAATACAGGTTTTTACCCTAAATTAATTAATGATTTTAATTTATTTCATCAAGGGTTTGAAATATTCTCAGGATATACAAGTACAATCCTTCAAGAAGGTATTGACAGACATAATGTAAAAATTAAATACGTTCCTGAAACTTTAATATCGGTAACTAAAGGTAGTATTAAAGAAGATTTAACACGGGATATTCGTGTTATACCTTGGAGTGTGTACGTTGATACTCCTGACAAAAATTTCTCATATATATTCCCATCTATGGGTAGTGTTATGAATCAAGCGCAAAATGAATGTTTTAAGTCAGGTGTGATGACTATGGAATTAAGTGGTAACACATCAATGTTTAATGGAACTGTTCGAAATTTTTGGGCCTTACCAACATATGGTTATTTTGATAATGGAAAAGTGTTTAAATCAACACCTAAACAATATTTAAAAGAATTAAAATTGGGTAAACCACTTACTAATGAAAAAGTTAACCAACCTAATTTTAGTATTAATGGGGATTTTGTTAAGTATTCGGACATTAGTGAAATGTTTTCAATCTTTGAAAAAGATGTATTAGACTTATTCGAACAAAAATTTTTGAATTTTAGTAAATCAAGATATGATATCAATAATGATATTGATTATGGTCTTAATTTTCAAAAATTAATGAATGATATGATGAAGATACCATCACAAACAGGGGATACTTCAACAGATATTGTTGAAAAATATCAAGAAAGTCAATTAAGTAATATTAATCAAATTTTAAATCAATTCTTAGAAAAGAATACATATATCAAATATGGTAATCCAAGTAATTACGATAAAAAATTATTTACTTCATTTTCTAACTATGACATAACTGACCCATATGTTTGGACAAAATATGCTGTACTTACACCTAACGCATTACCATATAATGGTGGGTCAATAACTTTATCACAATCTAAGTTAACATACCCTAATGAATGGAAAACTATGGAAACGTATGTTGGGTTTTCGGAGATTGATAATTTAAAATATAGTAGTAATGGGTCATATTTTACTGATTTCTTTATTGATTTAAATGTTGCGTTTACTGTTGAAAATATTAAAAAATATTCACCTATTATTAAAATTTACGCATCTCAAAAATTAAGGGATTATATTGATAAGGCGTTATTACCTAATAGTTCACCTAATGTTAATTCATATGCGATTTTAAAAGATGGTAATATTATTGAATTATTAACTGTTGGACCTAAGTCGGTTCCTGTTCTTTTTACACCTAATAAAGAGGTACTAAAGTCAGGTGTACCTGCTCGTTTATTTGGTAAAGACCCTGAAAAAAAGATGTTTGAAGGGATGATTAAAAGTTATTATGGTGATTTTGGATTAATTGATAACCCTATTTTAACTACATATATTAGACCTGAAGGATTAACTAATAATGTTAAATTTAAGTCTAATTATAATGAAAAAAACTTTAAAAAGAATATTGATAAATATATCAACAGGTTAAGTGGATTTCAGGATAAAATAATTAATAACTTAATGTTGAGATTACAAACTTCACTACCTAATGTTGTTGATACTCCTGAACAAATAACTAATTCTGTTTTAATAAAATCAACAATAGGTAAATTAGAATATTGGGAGGCATTTAAATCGTTAAATGACAAATGGATTGCGGGTTATGATTATAAAAATAAAACATTGTTTGAAGATGTTTTATTATTAGATAGAGCGTCAAGAAATATTGGGGATAAAATTTTAGTGGATATCTTCTCTTTAAAAGAACGTATTGACACTATGTATAGGTCGGGTGCTAATACTAATATGTTGGCGTTTATTACTGCTATATTACAAGAAAATAATTTTACTGTTTTGAATCTACCGTCATATGTGAATTTCTATAATGTTCAAGATGTAAACAAAAATTCTGTACCAAAAATTGATAAAAGTTTAGATTTTGCAAACACATTGTTTGGAACATTTATGAATGTTGATACTAGAGATTCTTCGGCTAAATTAGTGTGTACTTATGCTGGTAAACCTAGTGAACATTTAGCGGTTAAACACGTTGATTATAAATTTAGAGATGATTCGTTTGATATTAGAAAACCTGATAACCCAATTATGGAAGACCAAACTAATAAAACAGATTGGGACAAATCGAATAAAGTTGTTGGGTTTAACGTAGAAATCGGACCTCAAAATCAATCAATATTTTATAATTTTAGTGTGTCTCAAGATGCTAGTAGCCCAACTGCGGAATCTTTAGAAGTGAATCTAATGATGGCTAATCAGGGTAATGGTAAAAGTACTGCAACACAAAGTGTATCATTGTATAACTTATATAGAAATCGAAGTTATAATTGTACGTTATCACTTATGGGTAACGCTTTACTACAACCGACAATGTATTTCAATCTTAGATATGTTCCAATGTTTAGTGGTCCTTATATGATTACTCAAGTTAACCATACAATAACACCGGGTAATTTTGAGACAACAATTGAAGGTAAAAGACAACCAACGGCTAACATTCAAGTTACTGATAATTATTTACAATCAATTAAAACTAATTTGTTAAAAGCTATAGTTAACAAACAAAAACAGAAGAAAGGTGAGGACTCTAAATTTACAAGTAATTCTGTTGGTAATACTAATGACCAAAGACAAAACAATATAAATGCTGCGTCTAGTACGTATACTGAATTGGCTGAACCTGTTGATTGTGTTAAATTATTAGATAAGAAATATGAAAGATTTGTTCCTGTTGATTCTCCAAGTGAAACAACGGTGACTGCTAAGGATATGGTTCTTAAAATTATGACTAAATTAGCCGAAAATAACATTTCTGATGATGGTAAATTAAAATATGCGGTATTCACTAGTTTATATATTAGTTCATTTGGTGTAAATAATTTTAAAGCATATGAAAATAATTTTTCAGGTGTTATCCTTAGTAAAACTTGGATGAATTTACCGACAACTAGTAGTAAGTATTTTTGTTTGAAAAAAGATAATTTAACATTATTACCGTATGCGACTTTTGATAATGTCAATCAAAATATAGACTTCTTAATTTCAAGATATAATTTAAGAATGAGTAAAATTGATAAAAAGAACTTACCATCAAGTTTGGCTAAATTTTGGGTGTTGAATCGAGAAAATGATATTCCTGAAACTGATTATTCAAAAATATCGGCAAATGATTTAACAAGACTTGAAAATAAAGTATCAAATTCTATTAAATTATTTGACTCAATAAAATTAGGTGTTAATAATTAAACATTTTATCATAAAACGATATTTATTAATAAAGTAAAATTATGAATACAAAGTTAATATTAGATAATTATTTGGGTAAAAATACCAAATATTCTGAAAAAGATGCCGGAAACGGATTTAAACAAGTTTGTGATTTAGAGACAGGTGATTGTTATACTATTAGAATGAAAGACGGACTAATTGAAAGAGTTGATAATACGATGGCGACAAATCGAAGAGTTCAAGTGGAAACACATAATGGGTTAAAACAATTATTAAACGGATAAAACTATGAGTGTAGATAAAAAAATATTAGAAGAAATTACTAGATTTAATTCGATTAATAGATATATTAATGAACAAGAGTTACCCCCACCACCGGCTGAAGACCCATTGGCGGCGGGAGCACCACCGGCAGACCCAACGGCTGCAACACCCCCTCCTGTTGATGCAGGTGCGGTTCCACCACCACCAGCGGACCCTTCAGCAATGGCTGATGTTCCTCAACCTGTTGATATTGAAAATGACCCTGATGTTGAAAAAGTGGACGACAAAGAAAAGAATGGTACTGAAGAAATTGAAGTTACTGATTTAGTAAAAACACAAAAAAACGTTGAGGAAAAGCAAGAAGAATATTTCCAACAATTATTTTCACATTTAGAAAATTTAGAAAACAAATTAGGTGAAATGGATAATATTGTTAATCAATTAAATAGTTTAGAAGCTAAAGTTGAAAAATATAGACAAAAATCACCTGAAGAAAAATTAGAATTACGAACATTAGATTCAGGACCGTTTAATCAAAAATTGTCACAATATTTTGAAGATAAAGAAGATGATTTTGAAAAATTGGGTAGAGACGAATATATCTTAACTAAAGATGATGTTACTGATTTTTCACCAAAAGAAATACAACAAACATTTAGAGATTATCCGGGAAAAGAGGAAGAGGTTTTTAAAGTAAAATATTAAAGAATTTAAGAAAAAAAAACTTGTCCTAAAAAAACAAGTTTTTTTTTCCTTACGATTTGACAATACAAAAAGGCGGGCTTATAATTAAATAAACAAATAAAATAAATTAAAATTTATGGCGACAAACAGTTTAGATGCAGTGTTAGCTCAGTATGAGAAAGCACAACAAACAGGTAACTACACCCCAAAAATCTCTCAAGAGGAGAGAATGAAAAGATACTTCGCAGCTATCTTAGGTGATAATGAGAAACAAGGTCAAAAAAGACTTAGAATTCTTCCAACAACAGACGGTTCCTCACCTTTTAAAGAGGCTATGTTTCACGAAATGTTGATTGATGGTAAGTATGTTAAATTATACGACCCTGCAATGGATAATGAACGTTCTCCGTTAAATGAAGTTTATGAAGAGTTATTAATCGAAGGTGATAAAAAATTGGCTTCAGAATATAAATCTCGTAAATTTTACATTGTTAAAGTTATCGACCGTGATAATGAACAAGACGGACCTAAGTTCTGGCGTTTTAAACACAACTACAAAAATGAAGGGATTTTAGATAAAATCATTCCTATTTGGAGAAACAAAGGTGATGTTACAGATTCTGAAAAAGGTCGTGATTTAATCCTTGAATTGACTAAGGCGAAAACACCTAAAGGAAAAGAGTATACGGTTATTCAAACAATCATGTATGATGACCCAACACCATTACACGAAGATGTTGATACTAAAAACGCTTGGGTTAATGATGAATTAACTTGGAAAGATGTTTATTCTAAAAAACCTGTTGAATATCTTGAAGCGATTGCACGTGGTGAAACACCGAAATGGAACACTGAGTTAGGTAAATACACTTACGGAGATTCAACTGAAAGTGAAGAGTCATTTGGTGGTACTAAAGCAAAAACTGAGGTTTATGCTGACCCACAAATGAATGATGATTCTGATGAAGATTTACCATTCTAAATAAAAAAAAACCTATAAATAGGTAGTGGTTGACTTAATCACTACCTTTTTTTATCTTTTGTAAAAACAAACAATATGGCTATTAAGAAAAAAGAAATCACATTAGATTCGATTAAAGGTAAGTTCTCAACTAAAACAAAATATAAACCTGAATCGTATTATAATTGTGGTGATGCGTTTATGGAGGCGTGTGGATTACCTGGACCAATTAAAGGTCACATTAATATGTTCTTAGGTCACTCTAATTCATCTAAAACAACCGCTATGATATTAGCTGCGGTTGATGCTCAAAAACAAGGTGATTTACCTGTTTTTATTATTACTGAAAGAAAGTGGAATTGGGAACACGCGGTTGAATTAGGTTTAGATGCTAAACAAAATGAGGAAGGTGAATGGGATGGTATGTTTATATTTAACGATAGTTTTGATTACATTGAACAAGCAACCGATTTTGTTAATGATATATTAGACGCTCAAGAAAAAGGTGATATCCCATATAATGTTCAATTCCTTTGGGATTCTGTAGGTTCAATTCCTTGTAAGATGACTTATGACGGTAAAGGGGGTAAACAACACAATGCCGCAACATTTGCTGATAAGATTGGTATGGGTATTTCTGCGAGAATATCTAAAACTAAAAAAGAAGATGTACCATATTATGCGACTATGGTTGTTATTAATCAACCTTGGGTTGAATTACCTGATAATCCATTTGGACAACCTGAGATTAAAGCAAAAGGTGGTGAGGCATTATGGTTGGCATCGGCGTTAGTGTTCTTATTTGGTAACCAAAAGAAAGCGGGTATCAATCACATTACCGCAACTAAAAATGGTAGAACTGTTGTATATGCAACAAGAACAAAAATATCAATATTGAAGAACCACGTTAATGGTTTATCATATAAAGATGGTAAGATATTAGCGGTTCCTCAAGGTTATATCAAAGATGATAAAACTGCTATTGAGAAATACAAAAAAGAATATTCAGAATATTGGAACAAGAAATTAGGTGGTGAAGGTGACTTTAAACTTAGTGAAGTATTTGTTCCAAGTGTTGAAGAAGAAGAATATGAAGATTAGTGTCGAACCTTTAAAAGGTATTAAATGACTAAAACATTGTTGGTTGACGGAAACAACCTAATTAAAATTGGTTTTCACGGGGTGAAGGATTTCTTTCACTCCGGAAAACATATAGGTGGTGTGTGGTATTTTATTGACACATTACGTAAGTTCATTCTAAATGAAAATTTTGACAAAGTAGTTGTCTTTTGGGATGGTGATGAAAACTCATCATCAAGAAAAATATTGTACCCCCAATATAAAGAAAATCGTAAAAGAGTATTATTGGAACACGTTGAAAGTTCATTATTAGAACAAAAAGAACGTGTTAAACAATATCTTGAGGAGTTATTTATTCGTCAAGTTATTATTGATGGTAATGAGGCTGATGACCTCATCGCTTATTACTGTCAGATATCTATAGATGAGGATAAAACTATATTCTCAGGTGATAGAGATTTAACCCAACTAATATCAGATAACGTTCAAATATATCTACCTGATAAGAAAAAATTCTATAAGAAGGGAGATAAAATCCAATTAAAAGATATTGAATTACCACACTATAATATTAAAGTATGTAAGATATTAATTGGTGATAAGTCAGATAATATTACGGGAATTCAAATGTTAGGTGAAAAAACATTGGTCAAATTTTTTCCTGAGCTACTTGAAGTTGAAGTTAATTTAACCGATATTTTGAAAAAGGCTGAGGATTTACATAAGAATGATAAAGACAACAAAGTGTTACAAAATCTTTTATCAGGAAAAACAAAAAATGGTGTATTTGGTGATGAATATTATGTTATTAACGAAAAAATAGTAGATTTGTCTAACCCCTTAATTAATGATGATGGAAAAAACTTAGTAAATGAGTATTACTCAGAGACTTTAGACCCGGATGGTCGAGGTCATAGGAATGTAATAAAGATGATGATGGAAGACGGATTCTTTAAGTTCCTACCGAAAGGTGACAATGCTTGGGTGAATTTTTTAACACCCTTTTTAAAATTAACAAGAAAAGAAAAAAGAAAGTTTAAAAAGTAAAATTATGAAAGAACAAAACGAATCAACAAAATTAGAGTTTTTAATGATGGTTAACGATAACATCATCGTACAACGTTTTTTTAATGTAAAGGATTTTAATCCTAAAGCGAAAACTTCTGTTGAGTTATATGAATTAATTAAAGATTTCAAACACGATTTGGAACGTCAATTAAAAATGAAAACAGTTACATATATGTTAGATAATATGTATGAGATTGTTAACAATCCTGCGGTTATGGATACTTCATATACTGAAGGTCCTGAGTATTTTAACGTCTTCATTAAACAAGGTGATACGACAATTTGTCATAGACAAATCGACGCTAAAATCTACCCTCCAAAAATAAGATATACCGTAGATGTAAGGCCACACCTAAAAAATTTACTTTTATCATTAACTGACATTTTTTCATCTAAAAATTTATCTTTTGAATATGCTGAAGTTAGTTTAGAGGCGTAATATTTATCTAAAAATACAAAAAGATATATGAGTAAAAATAAAAATTTTGAGTACTTAGGAAGTGGTTTCCAAATACAGTTATTAAACCAAATTATTTTAGATAAAGACTTTTCTAGGTCAATTATCGACGTGATTGACGTGACTTATTTTGAGAACAAGTATTTCAAACTAATCATTCAGATGGTTAAAGAATACTATGCAAAATACGAACACACACCAACGTTTGATACTTTGGAACAAATAACTAAATCGGAGTTACAACAAGAGACGGCTTCAAAAATAGTTATTGACACAATTGGTAAAATTAAAGACGCACCAATAGAAGGTGCTGAGTTCGTTCAAGAAAAAGCAATGAAGTTTTGTAAACAACAAGAACTTCAAAAAGTTATGGGTAAAGCCCAAAAAATTATTGACGGTGGTGAATTTGAAAACTACGACAAAGTTGAACAATTAGTAAGAAGTGCATTACAAGTTGGGGAAAGAGAAGATGGTATGACTAACGTTTTCTCTAACTTAGATGATGTTTTAAACGAGGATTATAGACATCCGATACCAATGGGTATTTCGGGTATAGATAAACTCTTAAAAGGAGGTTTGGCTAAAGGTGAGATTGGGGTTGTGTTAGCACCAACAGGTGTGGGTAAAACAACCCTAATGACTAAGATTACAAATCACGCATTTAACTTAGGGTATAATGTTTTACAAATATTTTTTGAGGACAACCCTAAGATTATTCAAAGAAAACATATAGTTTTGTGGACGAAAGTTCATCCTGATGAATTAACTTTGAAGAAAGATGAGGTAATGAAACGTGTAACTGAGATTAAAACGACAATGCCAAATCAATTAATCTTAAAAAAGTTACCGTCAGATACTATGACGATGTTACAAATCAAGAATCAAGTTAGAAAAATGATTGCTGACGGAATTAAAATTGATATGATATCATTAGACTACATCGACTGTGTGTTACCTGATAGAAACTTAGGTGATGAGTGGAAATCTGAAGGTTCTGTAATGAGAGCGTTTGAAGCTATGTGTCACGAGTTAAATTTAGTTGGTTGGACGGCAACACAAGGTAATAGACAATCAATTTCTTCTGAAGTTGTAACTACAGACCAAATGGGGGGTTCTATTAAGAAAGCACAAGTAGGTCACGTAATTATTTCAGTCGCTAAATCATTACAACAAAAAGAAATGAAATTAGCAACAATTGCGATTACTAAATCTCGTATTGGTGATGATGGTATTGTGTTTGAAAATTGTAAGTTTGATAACGGAATGTTAGAGATTGATACCGAATCTTCAGTTACATTCTTAGGTCTTGAAGAACAAAATGACCAAAAACAACGTGATAAAGTTCGTGAGTTATTAGAGAGACGTAAAGAACGTGAAGCTCAGAAGAAAAAAGATGATGAAAATAAAAAAGATGAACAATAATATGGAAAATAAAGTAGAACCAATTTTAGAAACAAATCCTGATAGATTTGTAGTATTCCCAATCCAATATCACGATATTTGGGAATTTTATGCACAACACAAAGCAGCGTTTTGGACGGCAGAAGAATTTGATTTGAGTGATGATATCAGAGATTGGAGTAATTTATCGGATAATGAAAAATATTTTATCAAAAATATCTTAGCATTTTTCGCGGCATCTGACGGTATTGTTAATGAAAACATTGCTGAGAACTTCGCAAGAGAGGTTCAGTTTCCTGAAGCTA